TATCACGCGGATTGCCTCGCGGAGAGCCTGACCACCGACCTCGTCCGCATCATTGCCGGGATGCTCGGAGCCTCTGAAGAGGACGCACGCCGCATTCGGTTCGTCTTCGCACCTGAGCGCCCGAACCCCAAGGAGCGCCTAGAAGCGATTCAGACGTTCATTCAAATGGGTGGCCGCGTCAGCGAGCGCGAAGTGCGCGACCTCCTCGGGCTGTCCGACCCGGAAGACGGGGAATCCGTCCTCGGCGGTCAAGCCGCAGGCAGCGCGGGCACATCGTCCAACCCGCTGTCCGCCATGCTTGGGCAGGGCAACGAGAGCGAGGGCGACGAGCCAGCCCCTGAAGCGCCGAAGGTAGCCGCCGTCCGCAAGCGCAAGCGATGACCAAAGCCGACCTCGACAAGCACCTCCGCAAGGTTCTGCGCCAGTCGCAGCAGGCGTACCGCAGGGCGGTCGCGGCTCAGATTCGGGGCGAAGATCCCCTCCCCGCGTGGGCGGAGTTTCATGAGGCGACTGCGGCGCTCCTGATGGCATCGTGGCTCTTCGGGGCGCGTGACACCGTGGATACCGCCAAGATCCCGGACGGGGCGATTGAAGGAATGCTCGACGATGGGGACGCGGTCAAGTTTGACCGGGATGTCCCGATCTCCCTTGAGGGCTTCGGGACGAAATGGATGGCTCCAATAACGGGCTGGTTCAGGAAGCGCGTCCCGATTACCCGCGCCGACTGGGATTTGCTGGTCAAGGCGGCCGCCGCCAGCGCCGGGGACGTGACCGATCACGAGCGCGAAAACGCCCTTCCTGACCTCCGCAAGCAGTCCCCGATCCTCGATTCGTTGTTACGTGGTGTTACACGGGGGCCGCAGGGCGCTATCTCCCGGGTCAAGCGGATCGTTGATACCACCTTCTTCGTCACCGCCATGCCAGTCGCGCAGGCGCGGATGGTGCAGGAACTGATCGCGCAGGTCATCGAGGAGCGCCCGACCAAGAGCGTGGTCGGCAAGCTCATCAAGACCATGAACCTCGGCGACTTCGTGACCACCGCCCAGATGATGACCGGGACGGGGTTAACCGCCTCCCGCCTTGAAACCGTCCTGCGGACGAACACCAACCGCGCTATGACCGAGGGCAGCGCCGAAGTCCTACGGGATGAGCGGGTACAGGCGTTCGTCCCGCTGGTGCAATTCAGCGCCACCAAAGACCCGCGCACGCGGGACACGCACCGCGCCTTTGACGGCTACGTTGGGACGATGGCAGACTTCGACCGCCTTGGAATCGCCCCGCCGCTTGGATTTAATTGTCGGTGTGCCATTATCCCCGTCCCCGCCGCCGAGGCCATGCGCGAGCGTTGGACGCGCCCGAACGGGACGATAGACCCAGCCGCTATTGCCAAGCACAACGGGGCGCGTCAGCGCCTCGTGGACACACGCCAAGTTCCTGACCCCGGTTTCGTAAACGCATAAATAAATCGCAAGGGAGATCGCTACGATGCACGACATGAGCAACACACGCAAGGAAATCGTCGCCCGTCTTGGATTTGCTGCTGGCAACAACGCAAAAGTGTCGTTTGAGGGCAGCGAGGGCAATTACTTTGTAATTAGCGGATACGTTGACAATTCCATCTTGGGAAATAGGACGTTTGATACCCAAGCTGAAGCAGAGCATTACGGGAAGCAAATGCTTGAGACTTTGAAGAAAAGCAACCCAAGAGCCAAGGATGTTAATGTTCAAATTTCTAAGGTAGTCAAGTACCAACAGCAAACGCCGTTTAAGACCCTGTCCTCCCGCCCCGGCGCGAAGGCATCATTCGGACGCGCCGAAGACGTTTACCGCCTCCTTGAGACGACCCCCGGCAGTTACAACAACGCCAAGAAGCGCGATGCGCTTGCTACTGAAGCCATGCGCCTTGCCGACATTACGCCAACAGGCAAGGATGTCAGCCTGCACGAACTCGCGGAGATGGTCGGACAAGACCTTGAGGCTGACCGTTCACGCGCCTCCCGCCCCGGCGCGAAGACCCGCATGACCCGCGAGCAGTCCGAGGAGCAGAAGGCAGGGCTGAAGATCATGTCCGCCGCTGACCCAGCCGTCGGCGCGAAGATCGCCAAGCTCATCAAAGAAGGCAAGCCACAAGACCAAGCGGTCGCAATCGCGCTCGACATGAAGCGCAGAGGAGAATTGTAAATGCCCGTCATCAACACAGCACAAGAGAACTTCCGCAAGGTTACGGTCGCTACCGTCCCTGCAACCTATACCGCAGCGCAGGCCGTTTTGCTCAACGCTGCGCCGACGAGCACTACTGGAACCGCCCTCCTGTGGGACATCAACACGGCATCAGTGAGCGGCACAGCGCCCTCCCTGCTCTACGTCATGCCGTTCCTTGTGTCTGCGACCACCGCACAGACGAGCATCGGTATGCGTGTCCTCGGCTGGAAAAAATACCTTGATGTCGCAGGCACAAGCTTCTGGTATATGCCGACCGTCCTCGCCGACTTTACCCTTGGCTTCACGAGCGGAACCGTTCCGAACTACACCATTGACGTGGCGAACACGCGCACCTTCTCAAGCATCACGCAGGTCAGCGGAACGCCTGCCGCCAACCTGTACTCGCCCGCTACGGCGGTTGCGTCAAACGTGGAACCCGCCTACGCAATGATTGACCTTGCCGGGTCGTCCTACGTCACCGCGCAATTCAAGTCGAGCGGCACGCCAGACATGGGAACCTTCTGGGCTAACCTGTAAATGAATCGCTTGAACCGTCCACGCATGGCGCGAATACCCGGCTCGTCTTACGACAGCCGCAAGGGATCACGCGCCCCAGACGGCTCGACGCTGACCCTTGACTTCACGGCGATGGGCGCACTTGATCCGCGCATTACGTTTACCCGTGCAGACGCTACGCCGCTGGCTACCTACATCAACAATCAAGGCTATGTCACAACGGTTGCAACGGCGCAGCAGGCTCGGTTTGATTTTGACCCTACAACGCTTGTGCCAAAAGGGTTGCTAATTGAATTCCCTGTTACGAATTATCAATTATCTTCGCAAGCATTTTCTACAAGCCTTTCATATAGCGATTCAGATATTCTTTCCCGCACTACCGGAACCTCCCCGTCAAACGGTACAGCGGTTGGGTTCTATCCGACATTAGTTAGCGGATATCACCGTTTGCAATATGGCGCTGGTGTTACATTGAGCGGAGCTGTAACCGTAAGTATGTGGTTCAAGCGACTAAATAGCAATTATCGAGCAGGAATAAATGCAGGCGGCTTAATCGCTGCTTCTGTGATTGTTGATTTGAATGGCGCTGGAAGCATTGTCGCCATTGGCGGATCAGCAGCGAACAAGTCTGCAACCATTACGCAATATCAAAATGATTGGTATCGGGTTACGCTCACTGGAACATATGCAGCAAGTACGTCCATCTATTTCTTCATGGACTCAAGCACTTCTACAGATTCTACTGGTGGGCCGTTTGTTGGCGTAGCCAGTCAAGGAATGCTCATGTGGGGCGGACAAATAGAAGTAGGGTCGCAAGCCTCTAGTTATATTTCAACCACTTTGTTGGCAGTTACTCGCGCTGCCGACACCGCCATCATTGCCGCCGGGACAAACTTCAGCTCGTGGTACAAGGGCGGGACGATTGGAACATTTGTTTCCAACTGGTACGGCAACGCATCAAGCGCAACCGCTCGCTCAGTAATAGCGACTGCCGATGTCCGCAACCGCCATCTGCATATGTATCAGACTCCTTCCGCTCTCACGCTGCGGCTGGCAGACTTTGGCGCAGCGGCGACCGCTACGACAAGCAACAGCCTGACCGCCGGGGCGTTGGCAAAGGGCGCATTTAGTTACGACGGTACAAAGGTAAGCCTGTGCCTTAACGGTGGCGCGGTCGTTGCGGGGACGCTGGCGTTTAGCGTTGCTCCGACGTACATGAGTATCGGCGGCCCATCCACGGACGGCACGAGCATCACCGACACGACCGTCATGCTCAACAACAGCATCTGCACGCTCAAGTATTTCCCAACGCGTCTAAGTGACGGTCAAATTCAAGGGCTAACCACCTAATGATCGACCTAAAGCCAACCACCGAAATGGCATCCAATGCTGCGCGTGGCCTTGAGCTGCGGGAAAAGCATGGTCGCGGTGGCACGGAAATCGGCGTGGCGCGGGCGCGTGACATCAAGAACCGGGCGAACCTGTCACCCGAAACCGTGCGCCGCATGGTGTCCTACTTCGCTCGGCACGAGGTGGACAAGCAGGGCGAAGGCTGGGGCAAAGATTCCGCTGGCTATATAGCGTGGCTCCTATGGGGCGGCGATGCGGGCAAGGCGTGGGCGGAGCGCAAGGATAAAGAACTAGACCGCAAAGAGGAGAAGACTGTGAACGGAAAGACATCCCACACCGTTGCCGAAGACGGCGACAAAGTCATGATTGAGCGCGTTGAATTGTTCATGGCGTTTGACCCAGCCATCGACGATGGCGAGGCTGACCCGGAGCTAAAGCGTTTCAACAACAAGCGCCTCAAGGACATCGTCGCTAGTACGCGCAAGCACATGGCTCGTGGCTCGTTCCCTCGCCTCGTCATCATGCACGAGAAGGACGGCAAGGAACCGAAGTCCGCTGTCGGTCGATTCCCCACAATTTCCTACGAAGAACGCGATGGAATTGGGTACATTGTGGGCGACATGGAAGTGAACCGCGATATTTTCGACCGCTTCATTGCTACCAACGCCTTCCCGCGTCGGTCGGCTGAGATCTGGTCAGGCTCAAATCACCTCTCCGAGGTGGCGCTGCTCGGGCGTGAAACCCCGCGCCGTCCCCTCCCGGATACCCATTTCACCCGCAAGGGCGAGAAGATCACTTGTTCAAAGTCCAACCATGACCTCGTCGGGGCTGGTGGCGGACTCAATACCTTTGTCCCGACGACTACCAAGGAGGAGGCCAGCATGGCATCCAGCGACGATATGCGCGAGGAGTTGGAGGCCATGAAGTGCGCCATCTCCGAACTCTCGGACATGATGAAGAAGAAGTTCGCGGACGACTCGGACGATAAGGACGAGATGGCTGCGGACGACGAGGAAGAAAAGGACAAGATGGCTGAGGATGAAGAGTCCGAAGGTCAAGTCCACATCGACATCGAAGCGGGCGAAGAAGAGGACGAGATGGAAGACGAATCAGTCGTTGCCAGCCGTCGCTCGACCTACGCCTTGCGGTCGGAAAACGCTCGCCTCAAGTCGCGGTTCGCTCGACTTGAAGCCGAGTTGAAGCGCGAGAAGTTTGAGCGCGAAGTGGAGATCATGGAGCAGGAGGGCTACCGCATCCCAGACTCACAGCGCGAGGCGCTTGTTGGTCAGTTGCAGGCTTCCCGTAACCCAGTTGCTCTCCTTGAGTCATGGCGCGACCTGTTCGCCCGCGACCCAATCGGAACCAAGATTGATATGAGCCGAGCAGCCCTGCCGCGTGGCATGGACATTGGTGACGTTGGCTCACTCGTCAAGCAATTTGCTGGCAAGCCTGAAGAGTTTGCCAAGGCAATCAACGCCCGGATGAAGGGCTAAAAGGAAACAACAATGCTTCAATTCTCTCCAAATCTCATTGCTACTGGTGACATCAACCCCTATGCCATCGTCAAGATGTCAACGACCGCGTTCTCAGGTTCTGCCTCCACGGCAGCAGCTGACTACGTTGTCGGCGTTGCTGACGGCTCAACCCGTCGATTCGACGCTACCGTTCACGCAGCAGCAGGCGACCCAATCAGTCTCCAACCGTCTAACTGCGTGCAATTGAAGTGCGGCGCGTCGGTCGCTATTACTGCTGGTCTTGGCTTGATCGCCGGAACCGCGGGCGTAGCGATTACTGCGGCTGGTACTGGAAACGTTCCTCTGTTCGTGGCTCTTGAAGCCGCAGCCGTGGACACCATCTTCTGGGCATACCGCCTTCCATCCGTCAAGCCTCTGTAATTAATCATCGAAAGGAGGTCATTCAATGGCCTATGTAACAGTCGGAGGCGGTCTAAACACTTACGTCCCCTCCACCAACGCGCTCGCAACTGGCGCTCTCCAAGTTGAGTTCACCCGTGCGGTGAATTCGTTTGCCATCACCCGTTACGCTCAAATCGTTGCCTGCAATCAGCAGACGGGGTATTACCTGCGTCTGAATTCGGACGACAACGTCCGCGTGACTGACGTGAACGAATTCGCTTGGCCTCTTGGCAACGACCGCCCGGTCGGCAAGATGAACGAGCATGATTTCGTGACCTTCACGGCACAACGCTTTGCCTTCCCGTTCTACATTCCGAACGAGACGGTTAAGCAAGCCGCGTGGGACATCGTTGCCCAGCACGCTCGCAGCAAGGCACAGCTCGCCATGACCGCTCGCTCCATGCGAACGGCTACCGCGCTGACCAACACCGCAGCCGTGAATGCGTTCACCACAGCGGGCAACTATCAGGCTACTGGTAGTGCTTGGAAGGGTGTTTGGACGAGTTCAACCACTAACGTCATTCAGGCAAGCATTCAAGACGCGCTCCAGCGCATCTCGCTTGCTACTGGTGGCGCGGTTCGTAGTGAAGACATTTGCATGGTCATTAGTCCGACCATTGCAAACCTCATTTCCCAGACGGAAGAAATTCGCAACTACGTCAAGAACTACCCAGCTGCGCTGCCGTTCTTGCAAGGTAGCGATATCTTCAGCCGTTACGGCCTCCCGCCGAATCTGTTCGGTGTTTCGATTGTTGTTGACGACTCGGTCAAGATTACGACCCGCAAGGGCGCAGCCTCGGCGACTCGTTCATTCGTGTACGGCAACTCGGCAATCTTTGTGAGCCGCCCCGGTGGCTTGATTGGTGTCGAAGGTTCGACCTCGTTCAGCACCTGCCAGATCTTCGCATTCGAAGACATGACAGTCGAGAACTGGGACGATCCGAAGGATCGCCGTATTGAAGGTCGCGTCATTGACAACAGCACCTCGGAACTGGTTGCTCCAGTCTCTGGGTTCCTGTGCGCCAACGTCACGGGCTAATTCTTCAGCCTCTCAGGATGAGGGTGGCGAGGGCTTCGGCTCTCGCCCCCCTCTCTAGGCGGAACACATATGACCGCATACGCCACTTACGCCGATTTGGAGTCCGCGCTCGATGCCCAGATCATTGCACAACTGTGCAGCGACCTCGGTAGCCCTATGCTCGGCTCCAACCCGGTCACAACGCACGCGCTAGAACGCGCTACGGGGATCGTGCAGGCGTACACGCGGGTAGGCAACATCTACACCGATTTAGATTTGACGACGCTCTCAGCGGCTCGTGACCCCCTGCTGATGACGCTCGTTGTTGACTTGGCGGTCGAGGCGCTCTTTCAGCGCCGCGCCATGAAGATTACCCCAGCCGTTGAGCAGCGCCTGAAGCAGGCGTACTCCATGCTGGAAGCACTCCGGGATGGAAAGATGATCTTTGGGGCGGTCGCCAAGGCCGCCGATGCAGGTGTGCCAGCGGTGCAAGCCACCCCATTACAGACGCTCGCGTGGTACGACGGCGTGAGCAACAGCGGCTTCTTCCGCCCTCGCCTCCCGAACACGATGCCGGGGCGCTGACGTGGAGCCGTGGCGCAAGAGAATCAGCAAGGCACTTGCCAACGAGTCTGTGCGTAACGGCATTGCGGCGGCTATCTCCGCCTACGCAAAGAAGCACATTGCAAAGAGCGAAGGACGCGGCCCGAACGGGGAGACGGTCGCCCTCGCGGCGCTCAAGCCCATGTCTGGCGAGTTCTGGACGACCAAGAAGCCTCGGGAAGGCGAGGTTGCCAGCGCGACCCGCCAAGTCTTGAAGGCGGTCAGCCGCAAGAAAAAGGACGGCTCGGTTGTTGTGAAGAACGTCATGGTGACCGAGTACAAAATGTCCGGGCAGTCCTACCGGAACGGCGGTCAGCCTCTCCGAGATACTAACAACCTACTGCGGTCGATTGGGGCGAAAGCCGAGCAGACTGGCCCCGCCCGTCTCTCCGTGACGATGTCGGGCGCTATCTACGGCATTTACCATGAGATGGGATTCTCAACTGACGGCCCGAACTTCATCCCGCTGACCCGCAAGGGTAAGCGCACCCATGCGACCGGGGCGAACCCCAACACCGAGAACCTATCGCGTGGCAAGGATTACGTCATGGCGTGGAGTGGCGTAGACGTTCCCGCCCGTCCGTTCCTCGTCCCGACATCCGTAGAATTTAGTGCCATAGGCAAAACGATCAAAATCGGTCTAGCAAAGATCCTCAAAGGAAAACTCAAGTAATGGCAACCGCAATCTTCGTCGCTGGCCCAACGTCAATCTTCGTCAATGTCGGGGCTGGGTATGTCGAACTCGGGCAAACCGACAACGACAGCCTCCCGCAAGTCTCCTACTCGGACAACATCCATGAAATCAAAACCGTCGCCTCGGGTGCGACTCCTGAGGAAATGGTGGTTCAAAACACGAGCGCAACGATTACTGTCACGCTGGTCAAGTGGGATGCGGCGACTTTAACGAGCCTACAGACGCGCCAGCGCGGAGCGGCGTACAGCTCAACCGTTGGCCGCCTTTTGGTCGGCGATAGCGGGACGTTTGGCATCAAGGTCGCCCCGGCGACGGTCGGCAAGACGGGCTACACCTTTGGGCGTTGCTATCTAATGGGTGACGCAATCGCGCACTCGCAATTCGGCAACGTCGAGCAGCGTATGGGTTTGACCTTCCGCGCCATCCCAGACGGTAGCAATTTGCTCGCCGCCTCTTATACTTCCTGACATGATCGACCTCACCCCAGATACCGACCCACTTCTCTTCCGCGTAGAAATCCCGTCCGGCGCGTTGGTAGTCCAATGGAACGAGGCGCTCGCCGCATTGAGCGGGAAGCAAGACGGGCAACCGCAAGTCGCGGATGTCGCAGCAGCCTTACGAAAAGTAGCACGCTCGCCCGAAGTAGCTGCTAACGCGTCGGACGAGATCCTCTTCGCAGTCTTTGCGCGTATGGGTCAGGCGGTAGAGCAGGCGGGAAAATAGCAAGGGGAGTATCCCTATTCGTTGCGACATACGGACGGCTCCCCTCGGAATTTGACGAGAACACGGCAATGGGACTAGCGCAGAACATCCCCATGATTGAAGCGCGACAGTCCCTTGTATTCGCGCAAGGCATTGCTGTTGCGCTTGGATCTCCTGAGTTGACCGAACACATTGTCAACCTTGCTACGGGTGACGCATCTCTTGCTTTCAAGACGCGTATGCAAATCGAACACAGCAAGGCGGTAAACCAATGACCGTGCAAAGTAACGCGGGCATCTGGATTGCGTTGCGTGACGAAATCCGAAATTGGATGTCCGCGAACAACTACGGGGATGCCGTCTATGTAGCGGAGAAGCCCGGAGACGAGATGCTTGCCCAGTATGCGGTACAGATCGTCCCTAGCGGCGACGCTGCCCTGCACCCTCGTAGCGGCGTTGGGCTGCTTGAGTCAACGATTCAGATCACGGTCTGGTGGCGCGGCTTGCTTGACAACACCAACCGAGCTACCGAGCGCATTGCCGGGGGTGAAGGCATTGAGCAATTCATCGACGGGCTACGCACGCTTCTGATTCAGAACACGCTTGGCGGTCGGCTGACCATCCCACTCACATGGCGCAGCGGCGGGCAGATTGAGGCGGTAGACGAGGCGGTCGGCTGGATGCGTGGAACCGAGACTTTCCTGTGCGCGTTTGAAATGACTTGGGAGGTTCAATAATGCAAGACTTAGGCAAGATCACCATCGACATCAACGAGGGCGGTAAGTCGTCTGCGGGCGGAGCTGCGGGGGGCGCAGGCGGATTAATGTCTGGTGGGCTTTCAGTCGCTTCAATGGCTTCGGAAATGGTCAGCGGAATCATTACTGCGATATATTCTGCCCTCAAGATTGTTGTTGTTCAATGCATCAAAGCAATTGGCAAAGTCTACGAGGCGTTTATGCAGTTGCGCCAGTTTGTTCTAGCGTTTGTAGACGACATCCGCGAGTACAGCCCCGCCGTTCAACTAGCAGACCTTGGGAATGAGATGGCAATGATGGGGGAAAAGATGCGAGCCGCAAACATGGGCGGCGCATTGTCTGCAAGAGTGGTGTCAACGGAGGGTGAAATTGAGCGATCGCTGTTCCGGTTTCGATCCGTATTTGCTACCGCAGGAGCCGCCATTGTCGGCCCAATTCTTAAAGTGGTATCCAAGGTGTTGCAGTATTTAGAAACATGGCTTCCCAAAATCATTGACACTATTGGGTACTTCATTGAAATGTACGGCAAACTCTGGCAGTCGTTTGCTACTTTGCTTCCTAAGTCTATGGGTAGTGAGTTCTTTAAGAACCTTGGCGCTTCAATTGAACAAATTGGCAAGGACATTCGGGAAATCAACATGAACACCAAGCCGGGAATTGATTTCTCAGAACTCAATAAACCTTTCCTAGACGATCTACGACTCATGGGGGCGCGAGTTTAATGTCAATAAACGGAAGCACATTCGTATCGTTTGAATACAACCAAACGACCTACACGCTCCCCTACACCAATATTTCGGCTTATGAAATGAAACCCATCTACGCCGAAGATGGGTACACGCTCATCCGGTACGAGGTCAATGTTGCTGGCAGCGCATTGATTTCTGACGGCACAAATACCTACACCGACTTGGTAGAGAAATTCCGGACTGGAACCGGGCGCGTGGACAGGGTTTTGGTGAGCGTAACAACGCCAGAGGGAACGGAAAACCTTCTGAACATTGCCCACCCCGACACCATGCGCGGGCCAACGATGTCTATTTCGGTGGTTGAAATTAGCGGTCGCCGCGCTTGCGTTGTCAATTTCACGATTTCAGCGGCATTGTCTTCGGATGGAAATTCTTTAACGCCCACTCCTTACCCGATCATTTCGCACCGCTGGACATCAAGCTTCACTCTTGATGCTGGCGGGCATATCACGCGCACGGTTGCAGGCGTGTTGGTAGTTGACCTTGCAGCGACCGGGACAACGGCTTCTGTTGCTTTAACCGGATCTAAGTCAGAAGTAACTGGTAAAGCACCGTGGGCGGATCTTTTCCGCCGCGCAGTTGCTCCTATTCGTCCGGGATTCCCCGGATTTTGGACACGCCAATCACAGACCTTTGCGTATAACGAGGCGGGAAATTCGCTCATCTACGAAATTGTTGACTCACAAGCCCGGACGGCAATGCCTAACGGTGCGTTTACTGGTACGGCGGAATTCACTTACGAGCGCAATCGCCAGCAATTGACATGGGCTTCGTTGCGTTTCTCGTGCGAACTAGAAGGGTCAGTTAACGGCGACGTTCGACATTTGATTTGGTCAGCGGTTGTTCTGGCGCAGTCTCGCATTATCTTTAAGCATTGCAAGATCATGCGGCTAGCAGTAACCGAGCAGGAAATGCTCAAGAAAGCAAAAGTCCGAGTTGAGATTGACGCGCTTGCCCCAGCCATAGCCACAGATATTGCAGGGGTAGCGTCTCTTCCGGTTCCTCTTGCTGTTTATATTGGCAAAATACTGTATGTAAACCGCAGCACTAGTTGCCCTTATAGTGCTGACCCTTATGGCTCCTATCAGGGTGTGGCTGGTGTTCCGCATTGGTTTGCAAACGAAACAAGCGCAAAAAATCCGGTTCCTCAAACCATAGCAATCGCTTCGTGCATTCAGGTCTTGGTTGCTGATTGCCCCCTAGGAACTCCGTTGGTCAATGTCGGGGTTCCGGAAACTCAATTCGACGAAATCAATACGGCTATTCAAGCGGGGCCGTTTAAGAATAGCCAAGCACTTGTTGAGTTTAATGGAAACGATCAAACAACATCCGTAGAGCAATCAAAGACGACTACGAACGTCAACACCCAGACGCGTATGCACAGGATGCAAACGCTCTACACCGAGGGCGCTGATTTTGTGTTCCAGACGGGCAAGGCATCGGTCACCCTAGACGAAACGACCGTAGTCTCTCGCGTCAACGTACCACCCATCCGGACGTTCCGACCCATTCCTGCTGGCTTTGTGGTCATCAATGACGACTGGAAGGTCAATCATGGTGACGTTGATCCGGCTGGACAGCGCACGTTTATTGGGGTCTACACGCGCACGCTTCGCTCGTATGACGGTGGCGGGTCAACAAGCAATGGGTATTCAACTGTGGCGGGTCGCCGACAATGGTGGCCGAGTGGACAAAGCCCCAGCGTTGCCGCTCCCCTTGCCCTTGGGTACGACCCACAGAACCAAGTCGATGCAAGCTCTGTGCTTTCACTTGGTAGCAACGCGCAGGCGTATCAACTTGGCACGCCACAGGACTACGCGTAATGGGCGTGCAAGCGTACATCACCGCAGGGCAGGACATCATCCCCGTCCTCTTGCCTGACGCTGTCATGCAGGACACGGCACGGCAGATCGGCATCCCTGAGGCTGACCTATTCCGGGTAGATGTCCCGGTCGGGATGACGCAGCACACCCGCGTCAGCGTCCTGATTGCCTCAACGCAGCTGACGGAACTCTACGCCGAGACAACCGTCTCTTTGACCCTTGAGGATTCAAGCGGTCGGTCGTTTGTCATCAGCGGCTTGTACGCCCGACCTCCACAGCCGTTCTTTTGGACGCAGCAGGGCGGAGCGGTGTTGGTGGAATTGGTGGACGAGCGTTGGTACTGGCAGTTCTCATCGGCCGCCGTCCTTAATATCGCTCTCGCCCCAACATGGTCGTCTGACGGTCGTTGGCAGGTCAACGACGCAACTGCTCCGACTCCGATTACGACCTACACCGAACTACTTACACAGGTCAGCACAGCGGCAAGCGCCGACAACCTAACCGCTCCGGTTGGGTTCACGGTGCAAAGCCCGGAGTACATGAGGCGATTGAGTGACCTGTACGGATCGCCAAACGTCAGCCTTGCTATGGTGCTTGATGCGATTGCGGTGGCGAATCAGCAGGTCATCATTAGTGACGGCACAGCTACGCGGTTCATCACTCGCAGCAATCTGAAGGGGCAGTACAACCTCAAGATGGGCGGCTACAAGACGGCGATGCGGGGAGGGATGCAGCCCGTCAACGGCCCAGCAGCCAGTACCGACGCGCTAGTGACCATTTACAACGCGACCGGGTTTAATGCCCGCGCTCCGCTCACTTGTAGCGTGGTGTTCCCTCAGCGCATGGTCGAGGGGCTGACCTACTACGACAACTGCACCATTGCCAACGTCCCCGCTACCGGGCAGAGTTTCACGACAAGCCAAGTCTATGCGGCAGGCTCGGCAGCTACCTTCTCTCGTGCCCCGAACGACATTGGAGCGGCTTACATAACGGACGCGTCGATTGTGGTGCAGGACAGTACCGGGGCGGTCTTGACGACTAGCCCGGGCTGGAACCCGACCACCCTCTCAACCAAGATGCGGGACGACTACGCCGACCGCAACAGCAACATCCCCTTCGGGCGCACCGTTTGGGCTGGGTGGATTCCTTGGTACACATCAGTTTCTTCGAATATCGGGCAGCTTGGCAACGTCTCCTACCGCCTTGCGGTCATTGACGGGGAATGGTCGCCCTACACCATTACCTCGGCGGACGAAACCGACTGGCGCTTTGGGTTGCAAGGCACGAGTTGGAGCGATCCGAGGGACATCATCACCGCTAAGGGCAACGCGCAGGCGTATCGCAACTGCGTCGGGGCGACCATCATCGACGTGCCGCCGCCCATGTGCCGTTCGTTCCCGGCGCGGATCACCAACCATGAGTATTACGGCAACTGGCGCTGGGCATATTCATTTGTGGAAGTCGAGCCAAACCCGACCATTGGCGCTACCCCAAGCGTGTCCATCGGGGCATACGCTAGAACCGCAGCCGACGCAATCGTAGCACGCAATATGGCCGAGAACGGGAACACCAGCGGCTCCCGCGTTGCGCCCGGGGTGCTCCAGTCGCACTACAGCAACGCAACTATTGAGGCGCTCCCGATCTGCAACGACACCATCGTCCACATGGTCGAGCAGTTCCCCACCTCCTATACAGGCGGTACAGTTCCTGTAGAACCGCAGTATTGGTTCTCAATGCCGAACGCCGTAAAGGTAACCTGCGTGCAGCAGCAAATTATTGAAATAGTTGAACAGGCATAGGAGCGGAAATGAATCAGCGATGGAACATCATCTTCTCACGGGGTGCTGAATACCAAGAGACGGTCAGCGTAGGAACGTGGCCGTCAACTTACCCCGCCCTCAGCACGGCTACCGAATGGCGTTTGACCGTCTCGCAGCCCGATACAACTGGATTCCTCGTCGCTTCTAGCATCGGCGCAAGCCCAATGATTACCTTGAACGTATCTAAGACGGTCGGGACAATCATCGTCTCAGCCGCTACAACCGCGACTATGCCCCTTGGCAGCGCCCGGTACGACCTCGACATCTTCTTCCCTTCCAGCGTCACTAAGCGGCTTATCTCGCTTGGCGCTGCCCAAGTAAACACCAAAGCAGGAGCAGTTTAATGGCTGACGTAGTCATCAACGTAGGGGCGGTTTCCGCTATCACCGCAGGCACAGGCTTGACCGGGGGAACGATTACCGGGACGGGAACCATTGCCGCAAGCTTTGGGACAACCGCCGGGACGATCTGCCAAGGCAACGACTCTCGGCTTTCGGCTGGCAGTCTTCCACCGCTCGCTCACGCTAGTACCCACACGGCGGCCGGGTCAGACCCGCTCACGCTGTCACAGGCGCAGATCACCGACCTCGGTACTGCCCTTGCTGCCAAGGTGGCTACTACGCGGCAAGTGATCGCTGGGACAGGCATGGGCGGTGGCGGAACGCTGTCGGCTGATGTCACGCTCAACGTCTCCTACGGCACGTCAGGGACAACCGCGTGCGTGGGCAACGATGCCCGACTAAGCAACGCCCGTACTCCATCAACGCACGCTAGTACGCACAGCGCAGCGGGTGCTGATGCCATCACAATCACGCAGGCGCAGGTCACTAGTTTGGTTTCTGACCTTGCGGCCAAGGCAAGCACAACGCACGCCAGCACGCACGCAGTTGGCGGCACGGATGCCCTGACTCTTGGACAGTCGCAAATTTCAGGTCTAGTTACTTCTTTGTCCAACAAGGCGCTTGGGTCTACGACCATGACCGCAGGCACGGGATTGACCGGAGGCGGCGACCTGTCCGCAAACCGCTCCTTTGCCGTGGCTTATGGCACGACCAGCACTACGGCGACCGTGGGCGACGATGCGCGGCTTTCGTTCATTGCAACCGGGACGGGCGCAACAACGCGAACGCTTCAGAACAAGCTGCGCGACACCGTAAGCGTCAAAGACTTCGGGGCAACTGGTGACGGCTCAACCGATGACACAACAGCAATTCAGGCCGCTCTTGATGCAGGTGCTGGCAAGTGTGTCTACCTGCCACCGGGAACGTACAAGACTACGGCGGTGCTTACGATTTCTGCCAACACAACCGTGCAGGCGGACGACCGCCGAGCGGTCATTGATGTCCAGCCAGACCATGCGGCAATCGTTCCGGGACAGCCCGGCCCTCCAACCTACAACAACGGATTCCTGATTAACGGCGACAACGTCATTGTTGACGGCTTGAAAATCAAGGGAACAAACGAAGCCAAGTACCGCACCGACAACACCGCGCAGCGAGATGAATACGCGTGCGGAATTAAGTCAACGAACAAGCAAAATCTTGTAATCAAGAATTGTATGTTTGAGCAATGGGGAAACGGTGTTTTCTTTACTGGCGGCAACAACTACAAAATCACCGACAACTTCTTCTTTGGCGGTCGTCAGATGGGCGCAGCAAATCAAACCGCCAACGCCCATGACATTTGGATGAATGGCTCAAGCGGTGGATCAAACCCGGGAATGCGGGGAATCATTAGCCGAAACCATTGCTTAGGAAATGTTGACAATTCAATTATTGTCGGCGGGGAAAGCAATGATTTTGATATTGTTATTAGCGAAAATGTAGTTCATCCGTTTCAAGTAGATGGTGTTACTGCCCTTATCAATCCAGCAACAACGATCCCGCTTATTGGTGGCAAGGTAAGCCCGCTAGACCCAGTATTGCTGACTGCTAGCTGCAACAAATCAAGGTATCTAATCTTGGTGAGTTACAACGCGGCTGGGGTTTCGAGAATTGTTGTAAGCAACAATATTGTTAGAGGCAGTGCCGAAACAGGCATATATGCCAACAACACCGCCGCAGAAGCTGCTGGCAGCGAAGTAATTATTACGGGCAATTTGGTTAGTAATTGCGGCGGCGGATTGCTATACCCGTCAGACGTAAGTCTCAAGGCTGGCATTTGGTTGAACGCAAATGGTGGAAAAGTAATTAGTTCCAACTTAATTACCGACTGCTCCAATTCCGGAATTATTGCAACCAGTCCATCGGGAAATGATACTGCAAATATATTTGCAACCCCATTGATTACCGGGAACACAATTCTCCGAACGGCTCTTGAGCCAATCAATTCAAATTCAGGGCATGGCATATCAATTTCAGGAGCAACAATTCACAGCGTTTCAGCAAGTTCAAATCGCATCTTTAATTCGGCAGGAAACGCCATTTCTTCAGATTGCACTACAAGCACTTCTGGAAACATTCAAATTGTTTCTAACCTAATAAGTCACACCAATACATTGGGTGCAATTTCTATGACTGTTGGAGTAAGTGCGGCGGATTGCTTTGTATCAAATAACAAAATTACCGGACAAGACAACACTACATCCAACGGCGGGAAAAACGCTGGCATTTGGTTTAGCGGTCGCGTCCATTGCACAAGTAACTCAATTACCAAATTCCATAGAGGGATTGAGTCAAACTTTACAGGACGAGTTACCGACGTTGTCTGTGCAAATAACGCAATCAACAACACCGTTTACGGCATTACGGGGCAAGCCGACGCGGGGCCGTGGCTTGTATCTGGCAATGTGTTTACAAGCGTAAGCAACAATGTGTGTCACGCTGGGCCGTATCAAGGAATGATGGTTCGTGCGTCTATGGTTAGTACGGCATCAAAAGCAGACATCATCCAAGTGACAAAAACAGCAATTCCAACGACTGGCACATGGGTAGTAGGTGATTACGTCAAGAACAGCACTCCAAGCGTTGGACAGCCCAAAGGATGGTATTGCATTACAGCGGGAACTCCGGGGACTTGGCATCCTGAAGGGAATCTGTAATCCATGACCCTCGAACTTGCATCTACTATCGACCGATGGCTTCGCTTTGCCCAGTTCTTCGTGGCGGTCACCGCTTTGGTGGCCGCGCTTGTTTACGCTGGGAGCCGTTCGGAACGCGACGAGCAACAGACACGCAGCCTCGAAAAGATGGCGGTCGAGCTTGGCAAATTTCAAGAATTAGCATCGACAGGCAGCGCACAGATTCAAGTCATTGGGGAGCGCGTGCGCGGGCTAGAGGAGCGCGTTACGCGTATCGAACGGCATTGAGTCGCTGGTGGCTCATGATCGCCATGCTCGTCCTCCTCGCGGGCTGTAGCCCCGTGCAGAGGATCGCGCAGTCCTCCAACGACATCCGCGCCGAGGCTCAATGGTTGATTCAGCGCGGGACGGAAACCGGAGATCCGGAGGTCGTTGCCCGGGCTACTCGTATTGAGGAGCTCGCGTCTGGGATTCACGTCCAACTGTCCGGGGTAGAGGACAAGACCCCGGCATGGATGACCATGCTGACCTACGGGGCGGTCGCCGTGGTCGCGGTCGCGCTCGTCATCGTCCTGTGGCAGACTGGGCTAGGGACGGCGATACGGGTCGCTATTGGCTGGCTTCCTCGCCGGAAAGTAGTTGCAGCCGAGCTTGCGGTCGATATGCTAGACCCCAACCGACCCGAAGGGGATCGGGAGTACATTGCAGCAATGCGCGCACAAGACCCGATGTTTGATGCCGCATTCAGAAAAGCCCAGACACGACGAAAGGCATAAACATGATCCTCGCCGACCTCTCAAGTTTCCTCGGTAGTCTTTGGTTCGCCCTTGCCGCAGCTGCCATTTCGTTCGGCGCAGGTTGGTATCTCGCCACCAAGAAGGCTGGCAAGTGATGCGGCTGTTCATCCTCGCTCTCTGCATTGTCATCGTCGCGTGAGCGCACTCCCGGCGGTTTCGTGTTGCTGCACAGGTGGCGTGTTGTGGTACGCCCTCAAATGCACGGACTATTTCGCCAACTATTGCTGCGCCCCTGATTGCGAGCAAGCGCCTGACCGCATTGAGTTCTGCGTCGGCTATTTGATTTCGCTGGGTATCCCCGACCCGCCAGACATTGCGAACAAGTGCTACTACATCTCGTATGACTGCTGCATCTACGTCTTGACCAATTTTGAGGCATTGCCATGCCCGAATCCGTTGTCGATATGGCCTGTCAACGTAGGCGAATTGGTCAAGGTCAAGAACCGCGCCCTTCAAGGCGACCCATGTTGTTACCCTGATCCCCAGCAACAAGGTAACCCGGGCGGCATTGCGAACATCCAAATCCCTGAGTACGGCCCTGCCATTGCGAACAACACGCAACTCCCTTGCGAGGAATTGGTAGCCGAGTGCTACGACTTCAAGGATCAGGCTGGAACGGTCAAAGGGAAGAGCGTCACCATTGCAAGCTCCGCTCGCACCTGCATTGAGACGATTGGCGTGCCGTGGGATGTCCGTTGCGATCACGGGCCGCCAGTCGAGATCGTGAGCCTTGACGTGGGTATGTCGCAGGAGATGGGCTTCTGCACCGTCCGTGACCCCGTCAGCCCCGCCAACTGCCCGAACCAAGTTACGCAGCATTACGTCCAGTACATGGCCTGCCCGGACTGCGAGCCGCAGGGGGATTGCTGTGGCAATACCCCGATCTGCGACGACTACGCGGAATACTGCGATAGTTTCGAGGATCGCTTTGAGACGTATGACGTGCGGACGTGCTATTCGCTCGGAGGGTTTGGTTGCCCGTCCCATGACGAAGACATCATGACCATTGTCTTCCCGGCCTGCTTTGCGCCGGGGATTGATCCCGAAGACCCAAACGCTCAGGCGGCGCTCAATGCCCTCTTCCTTGGCTCGTCGGGTCTTGTTCACATCGACCCAAACAACACGGTCGCTACGGGCTGGGGAACGCTTGGAGCGCCCAAGCTGACTGTCTGCGGTCTTGACATTGTCATCTTCAGCGGCAACGCCGCGCACATTGCCGAGCGCATCAACACGCGTATCGGTGCGCTAGTGACGGCGCACGGCATTCCGCCGTGGTCGGCGTGGTTCTGGTTTGGTAATCGCCAGTCCTGCGTACTGTGCGACTGGCAGACCGCAAACGACCGCCCCGGGCATTCCGATGGCGATACCCTGACGGTTGACCGCGTGGCGTTCACGGATTCAAATACCACCATTACGGTCACGCTCGTTGCCTCATCCCCTCGGTACTACGCCTGCGCCTCGCAGACCCTGCTCGTTGATTACCCGTGGCGGATGACGAGCGAGAATACTTGCAACGCGTCCATTTCGGCGATCACCGCAACCCCGAACAACTACGTCATCCAATGCCTGTCCTTCCCCGAATATTCGTTCGGAGAGCGGTACAGCATGAAGCGCGTGCAGGAGTACGGGAACGGCACTATCCCGATCTGCGTGGACATCGGCTTCTACCAAGACGCTACCAACTGCGAAGCTCGCGATGGGTGGCCGTTGGAAGACATCATCGTCAACATCGGCGGAACCGACATCGTCCTTGTCTACGGTTGGACTTCGCTTTGCCCGGGGATGCCCGACCCGCGCACGGGCTGCTACGCCTACCCATTTACCTATCAAGTCGCGCCATGCTGTCCACAGGGAGCAGACTGCTCGCCCGGTGGGCAATGGGATATCGACCATCCCCTGCCGCAGCCCTGCGTGCATTCATTCCAAGCGCCCCGTATCTACTGCAAGTCTGACGGCTCAATCGTCGCCCTCACATCATGACCATCGGCACGCTCAACGTCTCCGGCATCTCGCTCCCGATCATGGATTGCAAGTCGTGGCGCGTCGCTGGCACGTCGCCCCTCTGCCTCAAGAACCTTGACGTCACCAAGTGTGCGACCTGCGAGGAGCGCGAGACGCGGGAAGGCAACATCATTGACCCGCCCCTCTTCCTTGGCGCACGCCCTGCCCCTGTCGCCGCCCGCGCCAAGCTGACGACCGAAATGCAGCCGCCAGCGCCGGGGACGGTTGCGCCCCCTCGGATGCGTGGGCTGGGTGACGTGGTTGCGGCGATGACCAACGCGGTTGGCATCAAGGCGGGTTCTTGCGGCCCGTGCGCGAAGCGGCGCGAGGCGCTCAATCGCCTGATCCCATTCGGGCAAAAAGAAACCTCGCCGCCACCCGAAGGCAACGGCGAGGGAGAGGCAAAGTAATTAGCGGATGCGGAGGCTTGTCCCGCGAGGGAGCAAGCGGCATCCGGGGATCTCACCGCCAGCCTCAAGGACGATCCGGATCGCTTCCTTGTTTGGCTCGGTGACGATCTTGACGAGCGGGACTTCAAGACCCTTGACGGCATCGTCATCAATCTGAAGCGACTGCTTGCCGCCATTGCCAGCGACCGACAATTTAAACCGGGGCGTTTCAATCTTGAGCCGCCCAGTCGTCTCCATTGCCGCCTTCAGCCCCTCCTTGAGGCGTGTGGCAAGGGCATCGTCAGCCGCTGCGAGCGCACGGATTCGAGAGGCTTCCTTGCCCCTCGACTCCGCTCGCATCTCTAGCTCACGAATGAATCCCGCGTAGGACTCGGCCTTGGTGTCGAGGGCGACATCAAGACCCGTGAGATGCTCGTCGAGCGCGGCCTGCGCCTCGGGCGAGTCGATGCCACCGTCCAAGACGGCATCAAGAATGGACTGCATTTCGGACGTAATTTGGTAGAGGCTCAAAACGGAACCTCAACTTTCGATGCGATCACCTTCATGATCTGAAGCGAGTCGCCGACGCGTTCGACCTGCAACTGCATACAGTCGTTGACGTGTTCCTTAGCGAGGTCGGCGTACTCCTGCACGGTGGTAGCGATCCACGCCTTGCCGTGCTTGCCGTCCACCTGAATCGCGTAGGGCTTGCCAGCGCGGACAACGACGCGCAAGATGTCGAACGTACCCTCGTACACGTCCGGGTACGCGTCCATTGCCTTGACTTCCGCCACAGGCTCAGGAGCGGGCTTGGTTGCCTTGGGAGCGGTCGGCGGCGGCGGGACGGCTGTCCGTGGGTCTTGCGGCTTGAAAGGCTTACGAGGCTCTGTGCGCGGTGCGCTTGGCAGGCTTGCCTCGTTCCCGTCTTGGTCTTCTTCCCCGACTATGTTGGTCACCGAGGCTAAGCAGTACCTGCGAAGGTAAGTAATTATTGAACCCAGCTGCTGAACCGTAGCGCGGTCGGGCAGGGCGGACATAGCCGTCTCCGCCATCCATTCCCCGCTCGCGTGCAGCAAGGTGGTCGTTACTCCGACCGCCCCGCCGTCGGTGCTGACCGTCTGCACGGCGCTGATCCCATGACGGGCAAGCGGCAGGCGGACGGCGTTGATGATCGCGCCGAGGCTGGCGTAGCGCGACCTGAAATGCGGGTTGACCGCGTCAAGGCTGGGGTTCACGATTTCCAAGTTTGCGGCCGCTAGCGCCTTCGCTAGTTCCCCGATGGTGTTACTTCGTTGCATGATCGTCCTCTCAAGACTGCGCGGCTCGCCGCGCTCGACCCCGGCGAAATGCTAGGGCATGGGAAAGATACTCTCCCGTATCGCGCCTGTCAACAGGTGAAAAGCGAAATAGCCGTCATCGGTACGTCCCCATAGCGTTTGGTGGCGCTCAGGGAAACGACCTGCGCGTCATCGTGGTACAAGATTCCCGTGAGGGCATCAAGGACGGCGCGGCATAGTTTGTCGATGTCTGGCTTGCCCGGGTGGCTTGGAGCGCCAGCGCGGAGTACGCCTTTGCTTGTGTAGTGGCTCTTGGGGCGAGCGAACGCAAACGCAATCGCTATCCCCACAGGCAACCCCGTTGGTGCGCCGACACGCGCTTGACTGGCGGCAAGACCGATGAGGGCGCGGTAGGGCTTGACCCTCGCGCATGACTCCACTAGCGAAACACGGCCGCCGCGCACGAATGCCCTTTTAGAACCCTGCGGAGCAGGAACCCCATCGACCGTAAATTCAAGCACGTTGCGCCCGCTGGCATACAAGAAGCGCCTGCCGTGCGCGGTTGACTTCTTTGATATGTGCCATGAGCTGCTCGCGCATATAGGTGATCTCGCTAGCGGCTTCCTTGAGCAGGGGGTCGGTGGACTCGCTCGCCGTGATGCGGTCGATGATGTCCTCTTCCCAATCCCCGCGCATGATTAGCCCTCGCCCCGATAAAGGTCGTCTCTTAGCGTTATGCGGTGTAGTTCTTGCTTCACCGTGGTGAGCGTATCTTGGTTCTGTTTTTTTCGCGTAGCAGGTTTGAAGATTTGCCGCAGCCATAAAACGACCCCGCCGAGGGAACGCCCCCCGGCGGGATCGCCGCAAAAACCTTGACTACCGCGCAACGCGGCGACTCCCCAGCACAATCCGGCTGACCGCCGAACGGCTGACCCGGTACTTCCGAGCGATGTCCGATTGCTTCATCCCCTTGCTTTTATCCTTGCGGATGCCCTGCAAGGTCAGGCCGTCGATCTTGGTCATTCCTCTGCCTTCCCTCGATGGATGCGGTAACGCTGGTCGGCGCGGATAGAGACGCGGATGCGGTCGTTGCCTGCCGACCCTTGCACGTTCGCGCAAATGTGCGCGACCTGCTCACCTGCCTCGTCAAGGATCACAATGTAATCCGAGTGCTTGCGGAGGGTGATGGTCAAGAACCCGCCCTTGGTTTCAACGCTAGGAGACATGGTCTACCTTTGTGTTTGGGGCGCATTTCGTGATGAAGTTCACAACGCGATGCATTAAATCCTCGCGCATCCCGTCTTGCGTGTCGCCTACTTCCCAGAGGCACAAGCTAGAGAACCGCGTCCCCTCAATTCCCTCGGGGTTGGTCTGCAACAGGTAGACCGAAGCCCGCCAGTAGGCGAGTACCGGGTTGCCGTCCGACTCGTCCACTTGGTGCAGCATCGGGTCGCCGCCAACAATGACCAAGACCGGGCGGTCGGACTTGTTTGCCAGCCCGCGCTGGACACGGTTTTCATTCAGCCATGACGGGTAGCCGTCCTTGCGCTTCCATTCCACGTCGTGCAGCACAGGACGCGCCCATCGGTTGTCTTCCTCTTCCATTAGTTTTTTTCCTCCTTGTAGCAATCCCACCCGCGCATTTTGGCTTCGTCAAGTGCTGCGGCGCGGTCAAGCGTGACAACATCCTTGCTGTAGCGGCCACTCACAAACGCGCACACTTCCCGCCTTGCTTGATCGCGCTCCTTGCGGAGCGTGTCCACCTGTTTCGTCAGGCAATCAATTTCCTTGCACAATGTCGCTATGTCTCTCAGGTCGCTCATGTCGTTTCTTTCTCCGCCTCAACGGCGGCAATGCGTTCTCCGATCCATTCCATGCAATTCACGGCCATGCTGTTCCCTAGCGCCTTGTACCTCGGCCCATCCGGGCAGTCGCTAGCCGCCTTCTTGCGCCAAGGAATGAGCGTGTAGTCGTCGGGAAACGCCTGTAAACGCTCGCATTCCCTGACTGTTAATCGGCGCACGGTCATGGCTTGCGCCATAAATAATTGAGCATGGTGCGACTGCACGCCGGGGACAAGCGCGGACACCGTCAGTCCCACATCGGTCGGCGTGGCGCTAAAGTTGTTCGCATTGGCATCTTCGCGGATTGAATAAGCTTGAATGGCAACGGTCGTTGCCCGCACGTCCCCGCAGTCGAACAGCGAGAGCGTGGGGTTAACTTGCCCCTCCACCCATGTCTCGTCATCGGTGTCAGACTGGGCGCGTTTGGCTTTGGTGTACGGGACGGCAACAAGGTCGGTAGCGTCCTTGTATTCTCGCGCTAAACGAGTGCTACCAACTTTGCCTATGCCATATGCACCGTTTTGTTGTTTATCAAACGGCTGCAACACCGCGCCGAAGTTGTCTTTGTCTGGCATCCGCTGCGCCCCGTTGGCTCCGCATTTAGTCAGGGTGTGGGAGGTGCTTTCTCCATCCCACCAGCAGCCTGCTCCAACGCGTCCCTCAACATCTGCGGTAATTTCTTCCCGCGCCGCTCCGCGCGTTTTAGAATTCCTAAGCACGCTTTCGCGCTCAAACAATACCTTTGCGGCAGCGGTTGCGTCTCCAAGACATCCGACAACGAAGACACGTCTTCGGCGTTGCGGGACGGCACGGGGATGCCCGTGTGTTCTGCACCATTGAGCGTCCAACACTCGGTACGCGAACCCATACCCCAACTGCCCCAGCCCGCCGAGGAAGGAACCAAAATCCCGTCCTCCGTTTGATGACAAGACACCGGGGACGTTTTCCCACACAACCCATCGAGGCCGAAGACGTGCAGCAATCGCAAGGTAGGTAAGCATGAGGTTTCCGCGTGGGTCTTTGAGTCCTTGTCGAAGCCCGGCAACGCTGAAGGACTGGCATGGGGTTCCTCCCACCAAAAGGTCAATTGCTCCTGCATCTAAAAACCACTCCTGAAATTTGGTCATGTCTCCGAAATTGGGGACGTGAGGGTAATGATGCGCAAGAACCGCGCTTGGGAAGGGTTCAATCTCCGAGAATCCGGCAGGCTCCCAGCCAAGGGGATGCCATGCAACGGTCGCGGCTTCGATGCCTGAACAGACGGATAGGTATTTCATTCGTACATTTCCGGCGGCCGCGCCTCAAGGTACTCCCGCGTGTGGCGCGAGTAGGTGGAGTTAATGACGAGCGCCATCGGGAACTCAGACGGGACGGGGTTGTTGTTGTCGAAGACCTGCCCGTCAAGGGCTACAGCCATGATCTTCCAATCAAGCAGCCGCCATGCTGGCTGGTCGCCTGCGTCCGGGTTGCCGCCATCAACTTGGTAGCGACCCTCAATATGCACGGTCACGGCGTGGGACATCAGGTACTCAGCAATCACCTCGGGGATTCCCGGCAACTGGTCGACGTTGATTTCGTACTCGGTTTCCTTGAATTTGATCTTCTTTGAGTCTCTCATGAGCGGTACTTCCTTTCGGTAGGGGTGGTGGCAAAGAGGCTATCGGGGATGGAGGAGACAACAGCCGCGAACACGCGTTGCGCCTTACCAGCGCGACCAAGTCGCGTAGCGCCTGTCGGGGCAATCAGTCCTGCCGCGTGCAGCTCGCTGACGCGCCGACGCGCCCCGGCGTGTAGGTGCGCTGCGGCTTCGGCTTCGTCTGAGGTCAGCCCATACGCGCCCGCCGCCTTGAAGGCGGCTAGGAGCGCGGCTTGCAGCCCTGCGAGTTTGCTAGCCATGTCCTCGGCGGCCATGTGACTGGTCGCGGGGTCGGTGCGGCGGGCGGTCACAGTTCTACTTTCGTAAACTGATGGCATTTCAAAAAGGCATCATCAGCCGCAGACCAACGATCAACATACTCGTCAAAAGCGGCAGCGTTATCAAGGTCAACGTTTTCAAAACCTTCACGAGAACGAATCAATTCAATACTGACGCCGTCTTTGATTTGAAGAGCGGCGGTAAGCAAAATATCTTCGTAAGCATTTTTAATGCGGTCATTGATTAAGCCTTCAAGAAGCGTCATCTTTATCTTGGTACTCATGGGTCAGTCCTCTCAAACTGGGTGCGTTGTCAGCGGCACGCGCCTCTGACATGGGGAAGGTACTCCCCTGTATATCGGCTGTCAACACTTGCGACTTGAATTTGTCAACACAAGCACCCTGATATTATTTCGCCCGGTGTGCCAGCCGCGCTGGTGGTCGGCTGGCGCGGTTGGTACGCCTAAAAACAAACGCGGCGCGGATCTTTCGATCAACACGCCGCGCTTCCGGGGGTGAGGTAAGGAGCGGTCAAGACCGCCCCGCCACATGGTGGCAGGTTTATGGTATCATGTTTGCAGCAAGTACCCGCGTGGGGATTTGCCGAGCGGGTGGAATCGCTCAAAACCAATCAACCGTGGGCGGGCTAGGTTGCTTCCACCCGCTCCCGGCTCGCCCCGGTTTTTCGGAGTCATGCGATGGAATGCCAATACCCAAATCGAAACGGACGGCAGGGATATAAGCACGGATGCAGGTGTCCAAAGTGCAAGACTGGGAACCAGTCCAAGAGCAAACGGGACAACCAGAGAAATTGCAAGCTGCAATGTGCGGACAAACGAGCAAGAAAATACGGGGTCATGTGCAGCGGATTCCCGCGCAAGTTGATGTACGTCATCTATCGAAACTGCCCGCCGGGCTGGTCGATTGACCACATTATCCCGATGTCCAAGGGCGGCATTCATCACCCGATGAACATCCAGTACATGACCCTGAAAGAAAATGTGCAAAAGGGCGCACGGGTATTTTGGCTAGAGACTCCGGGGACGGCCATTCAATGGTGGGACGTTCTGAAGGTCGAGCAATGAGCCGACCAATCACCAGCGAGATCCTTGACCGGACAGACCTCAAATCCTCCGAGAAGCTCGTTCTCGTTGCCATTGCGTCTCACGGAACGAACGCCTTCCCAAGCCAGCACCGACTGGCGAAGCTGACTTCATTGAGCCTTCGCACGATCAAGGCGACCGTGAAAGGGCTTCGCACCCGAGGGATCATTGCCACCACCCACAGCCGAAAGACCCTCACCTATTCCGTGGTTATTGAGAGTGCAGCCATTGCACCCATGGTGCAATCATTGCACCCGGATAGTGCAACCATTGCACTTCCGATGGTGCAACCATTGCACCCAAACTCTAAAGGTAACTCTAAAGATAACTCTCCTCTCTTCGATTCTTGCAATGTGCGTCGGCAAACGGGCCGCGCACCGAGGGAGAGGGTCGTTCCGTTTTGATTGAAAGGAAACAAGCCATGCAGACCGATACGCCGAGCTGGGGACAGAACAAAATGCTGATGTGCGATTTGTGGCCGAAGTGGAAACCAACGCCAGCCGAAGCCGCATTGCTGAACGAGCGATGGGGATCGCTCAAGCAGGACAAATTGAGGGAGTGCATTAAAAATAATCGGATGTCCCGAAACCAGATCCCCGACCTGACGGCAATCCACACCGAGTATTGCAAGGTGACTGGACAGCAGTACGCGCAAATCGCAGGTCATTCCGAGGTGGACACTACGCGCCAGAGCGCTAGCGCCTTGCAAGGCCCAAGCTCGCAGGAGATCGCCGAGTGGGAGGCATGGGCAGCAAAAACGCTTGCCACCGTCACCGATGCCGAAATCGAAGCCGTGCGCGACATGATGACCTACGTCCCCACCACCGCCCGCGTACTCGCCGTTGCCGTTGACTACGTCCGCTCGCAGGGGCGCAGGGTTGCCCCGAGACGCGCTTGAACCACAAATACGCCTTTCACCCCATCTCGCCACAAAGAACGCCGCACAGGGCAATCTAGGAGACACATGAGATACACCAGCAAGCCGATAGCGCAGCAGCTCAACCAACTCGCCACCTACTTCGCCCACGAGGGTTTCACGGTCGGGCGCACCGCCACCGGGATCGTTGCCGTCGATCAAGACGGCATCGTCATCCAAGTCAGCCCGTTTCGCACCAGCGTCCAAGTTCGCCACCGCATCCACGGCCGCTTCCGCGAGGAGTACGTTAAAAAACTACCCACCGCCGACTGGTTCACCGTCCGCATCCCCGTCCTCATGCGATGGGCACAAGACCCCCACAGCAAGGAAATGAACCGTTTCGTCAGCGCCTCGCGTCGACCATCTCAATCCCGCGCTATACTCGCAAGCATATGTCCGCCATCAACACCTACGACGATTTCAAGCAATACATCCGCACAGCCGTTGAAGGGCAAGGCATGACGCGAGGCGAACTCGCCCTCCGCATGGAAGCCGAAGGCATCCTCCGCGCTCATACCGTTCGCTGCCTCCTCGGCACGCCGGGGACGCGGAACGGACGACGTAAACCCGCGTTTGACTCCGCGCTCGCAATCGCGCACGCTGCCGGATTTGACTTGATTCTGCGAAAGCGAAAGGTACGATCATGACAGAAGACGCACCCCTCGATAGGGGGAAGGGGGATGTCCGTGATCTCGTCTCACGCCGCGAGAAGACCCTGCACCTCTCTTGCCTTGAGCGAGCCGTCTACGGCGGTTGGGATATCCCGGCAGAGGCAGCAAAGGCTGCCCCAGCCTTCTTGCAGGACGTGATGAATGACCTAAACATGGACACCCGCACCCGTGTGCGAGCCGTGGAAGTCCTTGCGTCCCTGTCCCGTGACCGCGTAGACGCGACCGTGCAGCTCGACCGCATCCTGCGCCTTGACGCTGGTACGGCAACCGACCGCGTGGAAGTCATCCACGACCTTGGAGATCAAGCCCTTGACGCAGTCGCTCAAAGCCTCAACCAGATTCAGCCACCCAAGTGCCTCCCAAAGCCAAAGCGAAAACCAAAGCGCAAAGCCTGACCCCGGAGCAGGCGGTCGCCGCAGCGCGGGAGAACCCGGCGGCGTTTCTTGCCTTGTGCCTCGGAAAGCCCGTCTCCGACCTTCAGCGCGGCCTGCTCGCGCATGGGCTGAAGCACCATAGTTGGTACGCCGAACTACCCCGAGGACACGCCAAGACCTCGACCCTCACCTACCTTGCCGCGTGGTGGCTCGGTCGCCGCCCAGCAACGCGCTTCAAGCTGATCGGGCAAAACGACGAAGCCGCGTCCGCAACCTCCCGCTTCCTGCGCGACATCATCCGTAGCCCCATCTACCGCGCTACCTTCCCGCACGTTGAACTCAAGCCCGGGGAGGACACCGTCATGGCGTGGTCAATCACCGCGCCCGGGGTAGGGGCGAGGCGTGACCCCTCCGTCCAAGCCTCTGGAATCTTCGGCAGAACGGGCGGACGCGCCGACGTTCTTTGGCCGGATGACATCTGCGACCTACGCAACGCCGTCCTCCAGCCGACCCTCCGCGCACAGGTCAAGGAGGCGATGAACAACATCTGGCTCCCCATGCTTGACCCATCCGCCAAGCACCCCGCTCGTATTTGGCGCACGGCGACCCCCTTCCATACCGACGACATAACGGCGGACTGGCGCAGGGAATGCGAACGCGCAGGCACGCTCCTGCGCCAGCCATGCCGGGGACTCATCAGCCCGTGGCCGAGCGTCTTCACCCCTGAGATCCTTGAGCAGAAGCGCCGCGAGATGGGGCCGATGGCATACGCACGAGCCTACGAACTCGTCCCGCTCTCCTCCGACCTCCTGATCTTCCGACCCGAGTGGACGCGCTACTACCGCGCCGGGACGATTCCTCTTGGTACGCGCACGGTTGCCGCCATCGACTGGGGCTACGGAAAGAAGCGCCAAGAGCGCGACGACCCCGATTACTCGGTCTGCATCGTTGGGGAAGTCGATCAAGCCCGCAACCTGTACCTGACCGACATCCTCCGCGTCCGCGAGTCCTTCCCGGACTTCGCCCGCATGGCGAAAGACCTTGTTGAACGTCGTGGCGTAGGCATGGTGCTGGCGGAAGCGAACGGGCCGCAGAAGGGCGTATTCGACCAATTCCGCGCCGACTGCCACCAGCCCGTAGTTGCCGTCACCCGCACCGCCGACAAGCATTTGCGAGCCGCCGCCGCCCAGCCGTTCGTTGAGCAGGGGAAGCTCTTGTTCCCGCAGAACCATGACGGGCAGGTACACGCCGACTTCCGCTCAACCCTTGACGAAATGCTCGCCTTCCCCGCTGGCAGTCACGACGATACGGTGGACTGCGTTGTTGACCTCTGCACGGCAGCGTCAAGCGGGACGGTGGTGACCTCAGGCGGCGCGGTCACGGTAGCGACCGACACGAGCAGGATGTTTGATTCTCGCGCAGTCAAGCGCAGAATGTTCGGCTGAATCGCTACGATGCGTTCCATGTGCCGAAACGACATCGAACGCCGTCTTGGATTTGCAGCCGCATGGCGTGGCGCACCGGAGCCGCAGTATTACGCGGGACTCAGCAAGCTCGGCGCAAACGACCGGAAGCGGGTAAGCGGGACAGAATTCCGCAAGCTCTTCCCAGACGCACGGGTCGGATGGAGTTACGACTTCAACAAATTGCAACCCATCAAGGACGACCGACTCTACTGGGTTGGATTCGTTAGCGGCACGCCGCGAGAGATCACGCGTTTCGTGATGTACACACCAACCAACAAGCCAACGACCTGCGGAGCAAAGTGCAGGAACGCGGCTGGGCCTGCTTGCGACTGTAGTTGCAAAGGCGAGAATCACGGCAAGAACAAAGGAACCACATGAGCAAGCAAGACATTGAGAAGCGTTTGGGATTCGCGGCGCAAGGCGTGAAGGCGGAGATGGCTTCCATCCCCGGCATTACTGACTTGCCATATGAAGCCAACCCGCAAGGAACGCATCGGTACAAGGTTGGTGACCAAGTCAAAGATAAGCGCCATCCGTCATTTCAAGGAACGATCAAGCGGCTTATGCGTGATAAATATGGGTATCCCTCTTATGTCGTTTATACTCAAGGCGGAGGCCCGCAAGACGCTCAGGATTCTGATTTAGTTCTTGCCTCCCGACCCGGCGCGAAGGCGAAGATGGCCGCCTCTGACATCATTGTCAAGAAAGATGCCCAGTACATCTACTACTACCCAGAAAATGATGACCGCGCCACCTTTGCAGATGACAATGGCAAGGGTGCATACACGGTAAAGTCGAATCGAACCGGAAAGCCCGTTAGCGCAAAGACCTACCGCTCGTTCCAAGAAGCGGCGGCCGCGTCAAACGCAATGAACGAGAAATTGCCACCGCTCAAGAAAGCCAAGTCTTCCCGCCCGGGCGCGAAGGCGAAGATGGCGGCAAGTTTTGAAGACCGCCAACGCGCTGCTGGGTACAAATGGCAAGTGCGTTACACCAAGCAATTGGGAAAAACTGATTCCAACAACGCTATGGAAATTGATGAAACTCTTGCCTTTGCTACAGAATCGGCTGCTCGTAAATGGGCCGATACCATGATTAAAAAGGGTTGGTATAAGGGAACAAGTGGTACGCCGGAAAAAGTACTTACCGCCAAGGTAGTTCCGTTTGCCCGCCCCGGCGTGAAGGCGAAGTTTGAAAAGGAATATGTGCTTTGGGGGTTGCCGAAGGGCGAGACTGATGCCATTCACCAGCAGGTTCTCTCAACGCAAGCTAAGACTCCTGCCCAGATGGAAGATGTCAAGAAGCGTGCAGCCGCAGCGGGCTGGCATTCGTTCCGGGTTCAAATCTTGGATCTGTCCAAGCCATACAAGGGCTTCGCTCGCCCCGGCGCGAAGGCGAAGTTTGCTACGGAAGTCGGTCGCAAGGGCAACAAGTCCGCGATGATTTCCCGCGACGCAACGGGAACTTGGTACGCATACGTTGTGCAGCGCATCGAAACAGGCATCGGCAAAGAAGAAGATATGCTCGGCACGATGCGCTCGTACTCAACGGAAGATCGCGCAAAGCGTGCCGCAATCAAGGCGCTTGATACCAGCGGCTTTTCCCGCCCCGGCGCGAAGGCAAAGGCGTGAGCCAGCGCAAGGCGATCATGCGCCGACTGGGCATCTTTGCCCTGCCGACAAGCAAGCGCAAGCTGACCATCGACCAAGCCGAAGCGGCGCTCAAGCAGCGCGGGTATACGCTTGACTTCCGCAGCGGGCAGACCAACCCGCCAGCCTTTGCTACGTCCTACGAAGTGAAACAGCCGAACGGCGTTTCTAAGCGCATGACGGTAGACCAGATCAAAGCCCTTGCATACGAGAAATCCTGATGCCCGACCCGATCAACAACCCGCTCTCGCAACGTCAGTCGATCCCCGGCGCAGGCTTGCCACCAACCAAGCGACCGCGCAAGCCGCTGCCGCCTCCGATTGATCGCGGGTTAACCGGGCCGCTTGCCATGCCCGTGGAAGTGCAGCGGACGTTCTTCCGTACCGCTAGCCTGATGCTGCGGAACTCCAGCCTCGCCTACCGCCTCGACCCAAACTATCAGGCGATGATGCGCGCGGACGCGGACATTGAGGGCGTACTGCGCTCCCTGCTTGTGACCCTTGCCGGGTTGGAGTGGAACGTCCTTTCCGACGACGAATCAGACCCGCGACTTGTCAAGCTCGCTGAGCGCATTGCTGAGATCATCGGCGCAGCCCCGCGCCGTAGCGATATGTTCCGCTCCCTGCACGAAGCCGTCTGGTACGGGTGCAGCGCCGTCAACGTGGTCTACGACCGCGACCCGCGCCTTGGGGTACGCATCCGCGAATGGCTCCCGCTCGCCTCCGATACCCTCGCCTTTGACCAGACCGGGAACGTGGCGATGCGCGTTGGTTCCGCCTACATCAATCAAGCCTCCGTCACCGACCTTGGCTTCGACTCGCTCGTCCACCTGTTCGACGACAACGAACGCCGCGCCATTGTCCTGCACCGCGTCTTTACCACCGCGCCGAACTTCATCGACCCAAACAGCGCCGAGACGGTTTACCGTGGCGTTGGTGCGCGTGATGTCTGCTGGTACATCTGGCTCCTGAAGCAGGAAGTCCTACAGAACGCCGCCGCGTATGTGGAGCGGTATGCCCTCGGCATCCGCGTTGGGTACTACCCAGCCGGGAACGATGCAGCCAAAAGCGAGATGATGACCATCTTGCAAAACTTGGTCAATGACAACTCGGTCGTCCTGCCGCGCATCAGTCCAACCGAGTCCATGTACGACATCGACATCAAGGACGCGAACGGTGGCCGCGCCCAAATCTTCATGGAGCTGGTGAATTGGCTTTCCGGGAAACTGAAGGAAGCAATCCTCGGTCAGTCACTCTCTAGCGAGGCTGGCGGGACGGGTATGGGATCAGGCGTTGCCGATCTCCACGCCGATACCCTTTCTCGCGTAATCCGTTACCACGCGGATTGCCTCGCGGAGAGCCTAACTACCGACCTCGTCCGCATCATTGCCGGGATGCTCGGAGCCTCCGAAGAGGACGCACGCCGCATTCGGTTCGTCTTCGCCCCGGAGCGCCCGAACCCCAAGGAGCGGTTGGAAGCGATTCAGACGTTCATCCAAATGGGTGGCCGCGTCAGCGAGCGCGAAGTGCGCGACCTCCTCGGGCTGTCCGACCCGGAAGACGGGGAATCCGTCCTCGGTGGTCAAGCCGCAGGCAGCGCGGGCGCATCGTCGAACCCGCTCTCCGCCATGCTTGGGCAAGGAAACGAGAGCGAGGGCGATGAGCCAGCCCCTGAAGCACCGAAGGTAGCCGCCGTCCGCAAGCGTAAGCGATGACCAAAGCCGACCTCGATAAGCACCTCCGCAAGGTTCTGCGCCAGTCGCAGCAGGCGTACCGCAGGGCGGTCGCGGCTCAGATCCGGGGCGAAGATCCCCTTCCCGCGTGGGCGGAGTTCCACGAGGCGACTGCGGCGCTCCTGATGGCATCGTGGTTATTCGGAGCGCGTGACACGGTAGACACCGCCAACATCCCAGACGGGGCAATCGAAGGAATGCTCGACGATGGGGACGCGGTCAAGTTTGACCGGGACGTGCCGATTTCCCTTGAGGGCTTTGGGACGAAGTGGATGGCTCCGATCACGGGCTGGTTCAGGAAGCGCGTCCCGATCACCCGCGCCGACTGGGATTTGCTCGTCAAGGCAGCAGCCGCCAGCGCCGGGGATGTTACCGATCACGAGCGCGAAAACGCCCTTCCTGACCTCCGCAAGCAGTCCCCGATCCTCGACTCGTTGTTACGCGGTGTTACACGAGGGCCGCAAGGGGCTATTTCCCGGGTCAAGCGGATCGTCGATACCACCTTCTTTGTGACCGCCATGCCTGTCGCACAGGCGCGGATGGTGCAGGAACTGATCGCGCAGGTCATCGAGGAGCGCCCCACCAAGAGCGTGGTCGGCAAGCTCATCAAGACCATGAACCTCGGCGACTTCGTGACTACCGCCCAAATGATGACCGGGACGGGGTTAACGGCTTCTCGCCTTGAAACCGTCCTGCGGACGAACACCAACCGCGCTATGACCGAGGGAAGCGCCGAAGTCCTACGCGATGAGCGGGTACAGGCGTTCGTCCCGCTGGTGCAATTCAGCGCCACCAAAGACCCGCGCACACGGGACACGCACCGCGCCTTTGACGGCTACGTTGGGACGATGGCAGACTTCGACCGCCTTGGAATCGCCCCGCCGCTTGGGTTTAATTGTCGGTGCGCGATTATTCCCGTCCCCGCCGCCGAGGCCATGCGCGAGCGTTGGACGCGCCCGAACGGGACGATTGACCCAGCCGCTATCGCCAAGCACAACGGGGCGCGTCAGCGCTTAGTGGACACGCGCCAAGTTCCTGACCCCGGTTTCGTAAACGCATAAATAAATCGCAATGGAGATCGCTAAGATGCACGACATGAGCAACACACGCAAGGAAATCGCCGCCCGTCTTGGATTTGCTGCTGGCAACAACGCAAAAGTGTCGTTTGAGGGCAGCGAGGGCAATTACTTTGTAATTAGCGGATACGTTGACAACTCCATCTTGGGAAATAGGACGTTTGATACCCAAGCTGAAGCAGAGCATTACGGGAAGCAAATGCTTGAGGCTTTGAAGAAAAGCAACCCAAGAGCCAAGGATGTCAATGTTCAAATTTCTAAGGTAGTCAAGTACCAACAGCAAACGCCGTTTAAGACCCTGTCCTCCCGCCCGGGCGCGAAGGCAAGGTTTGGTCGCTTTGATACAGAATTCAAGTTTCTTGATTTTCAGATCATGCAGCAACCAGACCTTGCTCAGAAGAACGTTATTGTTCTTGCTGAGAAAATGGGTGCAATGTCGAACATCACCAAAGATGAAATGGACGGGCTGATGCGGGCGGCTAAGTGGCTCAAAATGGAGTCGCAAGTTAAAAGCGCATATGAGTCTGCCCGTTCACGGATGTCCCGCCCCGGCGCGAAGGCAGCGTTCGGACGCGCCGAGGATGTTTACCGCCTCCTTGAGACGACCCCCGGCAGTTACAACAACGCCAAGAAGCTTGACGCGCTCGCTACTGAAGCCATGCGTCTTGCCGACATTACGCCAGCAGGCAAGGATGTCAGCCTGCACGAACTCGCGGAGATGGTCGGACAAGACCTTGAGGCTGACCGTTCACGCGCCTCCCGCCCCGGCGCGAAGACCCGCATGACCCGCGAGCAGTCCGAGGAGCAGAA